ATTGTTCTTCCGCCTTAGCAGGGTCGAGAATAATTTTCTCGCCTTTCGGACCCCTGGTCTGGTGTTCATTCTCGGTCCAGAAAATATATTGCCGGCATTGGAGCTCCGACTCATTCGCAGCGCTATCAATTTTCTGTCCCGGCATTTCCGTTGAAGTCTGAAGGTTCGCACCCTGTCCAGTCGCCGAAGGGACATTGGATAATGGAATCGTCGAGTCCGCTTCAATGAAGGAATTGAAAATATAGACTTCGATTTTCGTCTTGTCATAGACATCGGGGACAACTGAATATAGCCACGCTGGGACTACATTCGAAATTAATTTCCCATTATGCGGCCGTGTATAGATCACGGTATTGGAAGCGAGTGTGAAATATCTGTTCGCTTTCTGCATGAGTTGGTTCATTGAAAGCGACTCGACATAATGATCAATCAATTTCTGGTCAGAATCATTCAGCGCGGTTCGCGTGGGCGGCTTCTTATAGATTGAACTGCGTTTATTGACAATTTTCTTGAGTAGGTTAATCGGCGCGAGACGCATTTCATTCAGTGCATCTTTCCCGAATTCTCTCAAAATCTGGTCGATTAAGAATTTCTTCCCGCCGTCCTTATAGATATCATGGCGCCGCTTCTGAAGCGTTCTGCGGGTGATTTCTGAGCTAGCGGAAATCTCCGCAATCACTTCTTCACAAAATTCGTCCGTCAATTGTGGTTCTAATAGATCTAACGCGCTGCTATCTTGAGTCGTTTCAGCCATGAAATGTTTTCTCCCTCACAGTTTCCATCGTGAAAATTGATTGAACGTTTCTCCGAGTTTCTTGTCCAGTATATTGACGAAAAAATATCGAATTCCATCGACGCAATCGTCGTCTTTCTTCACGGGAGTCTCTGAAATTATAATCCCATTTTTCTCTGGATAAGAATAAGTCTTTAGACCGTCTACAGACTTAGGACAGCGGACTTCGTCTATGAAGAACTTAACCTGACCTAAGCCCGTCTTTACATAGGTCCTAACTAATGCAATCCCATAGTTGATTAGCGAAGAAGTGTATTTAAAATGAATGTTTCTGGGTTTCTCTGCGAACCATGCGACGTTAGAAAGCCCTGTCTGTTCTCGTTCCTGGTTTCCGGCAATATCGCATATCCACTCTTTCACGCGGAATAGATCACCGCCGTATTCTTGACGTTTCGCCATTATCCTATCCCAGAGAACTTCCAGCTTCATTCCTGAAGCGACTATCTCGTCGAAGAGATAGACTGTGTCGTTTCTTCGGTCGTATTGGAAGAAGAGACAAGCCATGGGATGCGCCCAGCCCCAGTCAATCGCAATATAGGTTTCTAATTGGGGGTTGTATCGATAGCCTTTTATGAAATTCGCCTGGGAGATGTCGCCATAGACTAGACCCGTCCCAGGAATGTCCCAGGTGATAGTGAACATCTGTCGAAAGGTGACAGGGTCCAATTCGTTCTTTAGGGAAATAATTTCGTCCTTCGGAAAGAAAGGATTGTCGGCCGTCGACCATTCGAAACAGGCGGTATTCTCGCCTGGGTTCTCTTTAAATTCCCGATACGCCCAGTGAAGCTTAGGATTGCGATATTGGACGCCCAGGCTTCCAGTGCACCAGAGAGTCCCTTGAGTATCGGCGACGCGCGCCCGTGCTTCTAGGAAGACTTCCTTAGGACATTGGAAGACCTCGTCTATCCAGATCCAATTCGCCTTAGCTCCCTCTAATCTCTGTGGCTTATCGGCCGAGATACCCTGTATGAGAGCCCCGTTATGCCATGTCACTTCAGAATGGGTCTTATGTTCGTTATGTCCGAAGGGCTTCGCATAGGCGAGAAACTTCTTCATGGAAAGCCTACGAAGCATGTCGCCCGTCGGAGCAATGATAATACCGAGATAAGGGTCTATGCCGTTCGGTCTAAATCCGACTAGGTTCTCCGAGTGAACTATTCCCCGAACAGCGCCGACCTCTGTCTTTCCCCCTCGCTTTCCAGCGAATGCGCCGATAACTCTCTTCTGACAGAGAAGAAAGTCCCTCTGCTGCGAGAAAGCACGAAAAATCATGCACTATTATTCTGCGTAGGTACTTTAAGAGACGCTTTCTTAAGCTGGTGTTTCGCATAGGCAATGACCGCAGTCTTAATAAAATGGTCAACCGCCGCGCGCGAACGAACGAAGCCTGCAAGGTCCAACTGGTTCAGTCTCTCAGAACAAAGTCGACACCACAGCGGAAACTTCTCGTCTTCCATGCAAACTCTGAGCTGCGAGGGATAATTCGAAAGAAGCATTCTTAGATATTTTTCCGCGACCCATTTCACTTGATAAGGGAAAATCATTCGGACTCCTTCTTGAGAGTCTCTGCTTTCTTGCAGGCTTCATAGCCACGCCAATAAATTGCATCCATTTCCCTCTCTGAGTTTTTTGACTGAGAGTAAAGATTGAGGTGCAGACGGTTTAAGTTCACATTCTCTTCCGAAAGAACCGACATGCGTTTGAAATAAAGATATTCAGTGATTAGCTTCAGGCCTTCAATTAATACAAGAATAGTCAATAAGACAGAAAGTTTGTTTTCCATGCAGTCACCAGTCCTTTAAAGAGTCGACACAGATTTTATGAATTGCCTTTGACGATAGATCTTTAGAGTCCTTAGTCAAATTCATTATATCCCGAAGACCATTTTCATATTTATCCAGCGTGTCGAAAATCTCGAAGGCTTCTTCCTTCGGAATGAACCGAACGATTGAAGTGAGAAATTGTTTCCTAATACGGCGCCAACGTGTGATCATGTCCATGACGCACCTGCGCCATATGCGGAATTAGTCAGGCTCTTCATTTTTATTATTCCCCCCCGGTTTAAAATATTCCCCAGATAAATCGATGATAAGCTTCTGATTGTCTTCGTCAGGATTGTATGGCTTCGGATTTTCGGACTGTCCTAGATAGTTCACGCCTAGCCATTTCAGCATTACGATATTGCCTGACAAGGCGACTTGGATTTGTTTATTTATTAACGCAACGCGCAGACCGCTCTGTTTTTTGCGACGATATCCCGCAAACGTCTCGCCTGAAAAACGTTCTTCAACCCGACGGGCGCAGGTATCCACAGAAAAGCCCATACATCGGGCGATGTCTTCTTGAGTAATAACTTCTGGGAGCTGACATAGATTGTCGAATAGCACCCAATCGAATAGCTTCTCCAAACTCCTATCCCTTCCATGAGACAGTCTCTCTCTTCTCAGTCTAACCTTAGATGACCCAGAACTGAAGTCAATGCACTGATTTCTTAGGCCTATCGCCCACGCAGAAAGGCACTGTTAGGCGCGAAAGCCATTCACAGAAGCCTGCGACGGCGCACTTGAATTGAAGCTGCTGAAAGGAAAGGTTCTCATGTTCGAATTTCTTATCGTCCTGGACAGCGTCGGCATAGCGTTTGATTTTCGCCCAGTCTTCGGGCGCCAGGTCGTCCAGGAATAGAACACTTTCGATTTCGTCTTGATCGGATAGGGCTTCGTCCTTAAAACTCTTCCGCTTCTTCTTCATATAAGAAAATCATATCGCGGATGTTTCCTACAGTATCGACAAAGCCGAATATATTTAGATTCTGAGTGGAATTTATTGCCGCAGGAAAGGCATTCCCTTTTCTTGATTGGTTCAGGCGGTTGAATTTTAATCTGGTGTTCTTCTTCGTCCTCAAGGGTCTTTTCAGTTCGTGTCGGAGTTTTTCTCATTCATAAATTATACGACACTTAAATAAGCAGGGAGAAAGTTTCAGATTTTATGAGGGGAATTATGTCTCAGATTTTATGTTTCAGTCCCCCTGCTTCCCTATGAAGAATTTATTTACTTCCCTTAGGCTTAGACTTTCCGCCCTTAGCTGATTTCTTTCCCATGGTTAAGTCCCCCTTTCTCTCCTTCATTGAATTCCTATTTCTGGACTGTTGCAATCTCTTTCTTTTCGGTCGGCTATATTTTTGTACGAGAAGAAGAAATTCTAGGAAAGGAATTGAATGAAGTTTCTTATGTTCGAAACAACTTCCTGCGAAGGTCGTCTCCGTCGAATCGAGTTTCATTTTCTCTGAAACCGTCACGAACCGTGCCTGTCGGTCACATTGAGTGCATTTCCATTCTTTCTTAGAAGCTTCTGATAAAAACTCGGCTAGTATTCCCATTAATCCCCCCCGATAAGTGGGACGTCTTTCCATGCGGTCCATGCCTGAAGGACGTAGTATCTCACTTGAAGAATTTTCTTTCCGTCCCGAAGAACGAAACGAAGTTCTACGCCGTCTGATATCATTTTTTTATCTCTTTCAGATTAGCTTTAAGCCATGCTGTAAGCGCTTCGAAGCTTTCGAATACATGTACTGATTCTCCTTCCAATGTTTGACCAATGTTCTGACGGCACGCATAACTAGGAAGAGTCCAATAACCGTTATTGCAAACTCTTATCTCAATACTTTGATATGTCTCATTCATGCAGTTTCCCCTATCATGGCGTCGAAGAAAATTTTTTCCGATATGCAGGTAGTCCGTGAGCTTCGAAGAAAGCATCGGGGTCAGAAGAAGCGCGCCATAGGAGAAGTGCGTTTGCTTCTTCAGGGAATGCATCAGCTAGTTTGGCGAAATTCTCTTTATCCGCTTTCTGCATGAGACTGAATAACTGCGATGTGAAATTCGTCGGTTCGTCTCCATATTGCCAATAGTGCAACCTCTCGACTGCGATATCGAAATGCGATTTCATTGCTTCCCCAATTTTCTGAAATGTTCTTCGACGAGCTCTTTCGAGTATTTTCCCTTGTCGTCAATCTCATATCCCGAAGTCCAGGCTTCCTTAGCAATCTTTAACCATTTAGGCGGGATTTCTTCCCCAGGCATTGCAGTGAAGCTTTCCAGTATTTTCCCGTTATCATCGACCTGACCTATTGTGAAAGGCGATTTTCCTCGCCATATGAATGGCTTCATTTATCCCATACCTGATATGCGATTTTCATATGCTTACCTAATAAAGTTACGAGCTCGCCCATTTCATGCTGAAGCTTTCTTCCGAATTGAAGACACGAAGTTAGAAAATGAACGGTCGACTCGGTCGCGAAATGCTGCGCTTCCTTCGAAGGGAAATCTTCTTTCTTAGATCGAATTCGAAAGCCGACTTGGTCGGGACGCGGATATTCAAATTTGATCACAGACCAGGATGCGTCGAGATGATAGAGGTATTCAGCATGAGTCGGAGAAACAAGAAAGAGCGCGCCCATGCAATCATATTTTTTCAGGATTGGTTTTATTTCTTCCATCGCTTCTTTCAATTTCGGGTCAAACGGCGTTCTCATATTTCCAATTCCTCGCATTCAATTTCATAAACGCCCGGATTTTGTTCTTGAATGCTTCGAAGTAGGGCATCGTCCCTGTTGAAGAAAGTCAAAGCGTCCATAGTTTCGGAAACTTCCCCTAATAGGGAAAAATAATCCTGCGTTGTTCTGTTCTTCAGATAAAAACACATGGCTTTCATAGTTTCTCTCTCTCTTTCACGGCTTCATAAAGTGCGTCTTCCATACGGTCGAAACCGATGTCCGCTAGGATAAAATGCACGACGTCGCCCGCGCCCAGGTCCTTCCGAATGGCGCGACCTGCGACCATGTTTTTGAAATCCTTTTCGTCTAGGACGACTTTCAACTCAGATTTTTCTGGTTTCTTAAAAGCTGACATAAAGTCCCCTTTAATCGAACATTTTCACTATCCAATATGTGAAACATATGATTGCGACCGATGCGACTATAGCTTCTGGATAGTTCATTTTTTATTCGAAAAGAATGTATAGATCGGTTTCAATTCGCTTTCGAAGATAGAAATGGTTTCTACTTCTCCATGACATTCAGCGACAATCTGATATCGAAGCAGGACCGGATCCCGGGTCTGCGTGACGCGTTCGGGATTTTCCCCGCATTTCGCGCATCTGAATTTCACTTCTCTCTTCTCCATTTCGGCTTCCATAAGCATACCCGTCCCCCCAAAATTATAAGGTTCTCCCTCAGCCGACGAAAAATTTAGATCTATCCTGTCTGAATTGTTTTCGTCGAAGTCTCATCTAGGAATTAACCGAACGGGGACCGATAGTCCAGGCCTTGCAGTATGGAGTCGAATGGAGAAGCTATCTTAGCTGGTGACGAAGCGGCTTCTCGGAAGCGCGCAGGTAAAAGAAGAAAATAGCGAAGCATGGCTAGAATTGCGAGGTTTGCGAGAATTGCGAGAATTTCCTATTCCAGTTCTTCAACTATGATTTCTATGCGGCTTCCCCCGCCTGACATATCGTAAAATTTCCCGGTGCCTTCGCCATACATGCAGACTTGCGAGTCGTCGTCCCATAGTACGCCGATTAATCCGTCTTTTAAGGCTTTCAGGTAGTTATCTAAATCCGGGCGAACCGAAGGATAAGGCCTTCGACAACTTTTCGGGGGAATTAGGATAAACCTCGCGGTCAATCGCAGGGGTCCGAAAAACAATCTATGTTCGGCCGGCACGAGGCGAGTGACATAGAGGGCGATTTCGTTCTTAAATCTGCGAGTCTTCGTTGGGACATAGGCCTGTCCATATTCTCCTCGCTTCACGCGTTGCCATGCGACGGGCGCGAGTGGAATAGTGAATTCAATCTTTCTTCTCATACCTGACAGCATAACTTCTTTCTGAATTTTTCTGAATTGTGTTTATAACGCATAACATCGGATATCCTCAACGCATTGTGTCATATTAAATATTTTTCTCTTATGTCCAATTCCAATCTCGAACTGAGCGTGAGCGTGTGGGGATCTTCAATCCCAGCGAAGAGAGAAACCTTGCAATAAATCGTCAAGAATTATGCATGAAAACTACAAGCGCACTGACCTGCGAAGAAAGGCTATAGAAGCGGGAATGCGCGGGATATCCGAAGTTGAACGCGCCGCGATATGCATTAGAAATGGAGCGCGAAATAGATGCAGAGTGCTCCTAAGAGTAGACATATCAGGCATGCTAACTGTGTCTGTGGGTCGGTTTTCATATTGAAGGTTCGCCTATATCCGAGTATAGCGTACAGCTATGAAGTTTCGAAAGCACTCCATTTATCTAACCACT